ACTTCAACATTCAGAAAGTTGAAAAACCCGCCACCGTTGAACCAAGCGAACTCGCTTCTGACGATGAAGCCCCGGTTCAGGAACAATGGAAATGTGAAGAAGTTACCGTGTGGGCTCCGCTTTCTTCAAACAAGATAACTGAAACAGTTATCACGGAGAAATGGGACAACAACCGGGAACAAAAACTTGTGACTGAGTTCAACGCAGCGAACCTCGGTATGATTGGAGGGGCGAAGTCAAGCGAGGAAGCCAAGGCAAAGATTGAGGCATACAAAGCCTATCTATCCGAACGTGCTACCCTGAAAGCGCAAGTGGATGCAGACTGCCTTGAATACGGTATTCTGTAACTTGTAAAAACCGCTTCCCGTCACGTTATTCAAACATAAAATGTGACGGGAAGAATGGTTATTCTTGAAAAAGCCTTTTTTAGCCCCGTAGAACGCTCAAAAAGTGATTACAATATAATCACACCATTTTAAAAAGAAAGTTCAACCACGGGGAAATTCGGGAAAAATAACTCAAAGTTTTTAGTAGTATGATAATTTACAATAATGCCGGAAGCAAGGTTCTTGAAATCGAGGTTGACGATAACAGTTACCGCAATAGGGCTGTCATGGGAGACCATAGTTTAACGTTGTATTATTCGCTCCCTGAACACGTTGAAATCCCAGTAGGCTCTTACTGTGAGTTTCAAGGCGAAACGTTCACGCTCAAACGCCCGGAGAATTTCAAGATGAAACATAAAAGATTGTTTGAATACACGGTGCTTTTTGACCCGCCCGAAGCAAACGCAAAAGTTTGGAAATTCAGAAACCCGGTTGACGGACGTTTGAAATTTTCGTTGACTGCAAAGCCACATGAACATCTTCAAATGTTTGTTGACAATATGAACCGCCGTGACAAAGGATGGATGGTTGGCGAATGTATTGACGGTGTTGAAACCCTGATTGCCTATGACCATGATTTTTGTATTGACGCTCTAACCCGCATGGCTTCAACGTTCAAGACAGAATACGAGTTTACGGGAAAACGTGTGTCATTACGTAAGATTGAATACAACAAAAGTAACCCCCTCCCGCTGTCTTATGGATGTGGCAACGGGTTCAAGCCGGGTGTCGGACGTTCAAATACGGGAGACAACCCGCCAACGGAAATTTTGTTCGTTCAAGGCGGTACGGACAATATAGACCCGTCAAAATACGGTTCTTCCGAGCTTCTTCTTCCCAAGAACCAAACACTCGCTTATGACGGCGAACATTTTGAAGATGAAGACGGCTTCATAGCCAAGAACGCCCGCCGTTATGTCGTTGATGAAGCAGGGCTTTCAATACGCCGTGATGACAAACAACTGTCATCACTCGCCGAAGATAGTCTTGACTGTTCTGAGATTTACCCGAAACGTGTCGGTACGGTCAACACGGTTGTAGTTGTTGATGAGAAAAACAACTTTTATGACATTGTTGACACGTCAATCCCATCTTCACTGAATTATGAAGAATGCTTGATAGAGGGGGAAACTATGACCGTTGTTTTTCAGACGGGTATGCTTGCCGGACGGGAGTTTGAGGTTAAATATTACCATAATGCCGTTAAAGGAAAGGCGGCACGCCGTTTTGAGATTGTTCCCGCAGACATAGACGGGCAAACTATGCCAAATACCACATTCGCCCCTAAATCGGGCGATAAGTATGCCGTATTCAAATGTATGCTTCCCACTGCTTACATTTGTGATAATGCCACGAAAACAGGCGCATCATGGGATATGTTCCGGGCGGCTGTAAAATGCTTGTTTGATAATGAAGACCTGAAATTCACTTTTACGGGAGAACTTGACGGGATATGGTCGAAAAAAGATTGGGTAAACATCGGGGGGCGCATCAAACTCGGGGGATATATCCGTTTCTCTGACGATCAGTTTCAGAAAGACGGCGTTCTCGTGCGTATAACGGGTATAAAAGATTATATCAATAAACCGCACAGCCCCGTGATTGAACTTTCAAACACAACGGTAAGCGGCAGTGTTTCATCAACATTGAATGACCTGAAAAGTGAGGAAGTCATCGTTGATGACCTACATCGTGACGCTATTCAATTCACTAAAAGACGGTTTAGGGACGCAAAGGAAACAATCAGCATGTTGGAAGAAGCATTGCTCGACAATTTCACGAACTCAATCAACCCGATTGCCGTTCAAACGATGTCAATGCTTGTAGGCGATGAAAGTCTTCAATTCCGTTTTGTGAACTCAAAGACAAACCCCGTCCCGGTTACGCACAGAATTGTCTATGACAATGAGACGAAACAACTGACAGCGGCAGCGGGTATCATACAACACATGACCCTCGGTATCAATACGGTCAGTGCATCGCACAAGGTTTCGGAATATAAATTTTGGGATATGACAGCCTACACAAGCGCAGTGCTTGATGACGGTAAGAAGAAGTATTATTTGTATGCAAAAGTCTCAAAGACGGCACAAACAGGTGTTTTCACCCTGTCTGAAAATGCAATCAAATTAGAGGGTGTTTCAGGCTTCTATCATCTTCTTGTCGGTGTCCTGAACTCTGAATATAATGAAGAACGGAGTTTTGTCACTCTGTACGGTTTTACAGAAATCCTTCCGGGACGTATCACGACAGACAGGATTGTTTCCACAGACGGGAACACTTATTTTGATTTATTGAAAGGTATCATATCCGGGCAAATAAAGTTCAAATCAGGTTCATCGGGCTTATATGAACTTGATGAATGGGAAGCCGTGAACGGTTTGATAACTCAGGCTCAGAACACCGCCAACGCCGCCGTTGAGAGCGCAAAGAACGCCAATACCGCCGTTGGAGATTTAAACGACTATGTGGACGGTGCGTTCGCTGACGGCATTATTACGGAAGCGGAAGCGAAAGCGATTGAGAAGTACATCAACACAGTGAACAACACGAAAGCCGCCGTGGAAGCTGCGTATAACAAACTGTACACAAACGCCTATCTTACGGGAACGGCAAAAACCGGGCTTCTGAATGCCAAGGTTACGCTTATGGGCAGTATTGAAAACCTTATCAGCGCAATCAATTCCGCTATCGCCGATGGTAGAACCACTGTAACCGAAAAAAACAATGTTGATAACAAATATGCCACTTTCAACAGTGCGTATGCCGACTTTAACACAGCCGTAGAAGCCGCCAATAAAGCTATTCAAGACACGCTGAAGGGGTATTCAGATTCGGTTCTCAACACCGCCAACGCCGCCGTTGAGAGCGCAAAGAACGCCATAGCGAAAGACTTGGGATATACAAATTTCGCTGACTTGGAAAAGAAAGCCGCCGCTAATGAAACCATCATTGTAGGAGGTAAAATCAACACGACATTGATTAATGCTGAACTTATTGTCACGGCGGCTTTGCTTGCCAAATTGGTCAAAGTGACCGAACTTGTTGCGGAACACCTGACAGTTACCGGGAGTTCAAAGATAGCCGGGTTCAGTGTCAGCGGAAACGGGCTTACAAATACCCCGTTTAACAATGATGCGTATGTGATATTCCGTAATGACGCACATAAATGTTTTGCGGGTATCGGAGGAAACGTGCTGCCGACATCATCAGGATTGAGAGCCGTAGCAAGATTTGAGAATGAGGACACGTCCGATTGGTGGGGATTGAACAGGAACATAGCAACTTTGTTCTCCGCAAAAAACGGGCGTTATAACCATGCTTTTTTAGGAAGCGGAAACGGGAATTTGGACGGATGGATAGGAGGTTACAAATACAGCAAATATAATCTGACAAGTGCCAATACTATTTATAGTGGTTATTCAAATCTTAAAGATAATAACCGATGGGTAATTTATAGCAGCGTGGATAATTCAGGCATCACTCTGCCTAAACTTTCAGAGGTAAGGGACGCTCTTAGTATAGGAAGCAGCACTAAGTTCTGTGTGGAATTCACAATTATCGCAGACCTTGATTCAAGGGATTTTGATATATACGGAAGAAACAGCAAGAAAAGTAGTGATAACACCTATCCGTGGAACACGTCTGAATATCCCAATCTGGTACATTGGGACAACGATCATTGGGATAGTTTGGCAATGGGAGCAGGTGACAGTCTCACGGTGTTACTTATATATGATTCAAGTAAAGGTGGCAGCAAAGGCGGTTATCCCCTGACCTATACAGCGAGAATAATCAATAGACAGAATTAAAAGAGATTATAATTAAACAACTTTAAAAGTGATTACATTATAATCAGTTTGTGTATATTTGCAAATAAAAATCAAAGACTTATGGAATATTTACCAGCTATTATCAGCGCAATAGGCACAATCATCGCCGCATGGTTTGCTTATAATCAGTACACGAAAAACAAACTCACGGACTTAAAAATTGAGAAGTTCAGAAAGGATGAAGAAATCAAAAGCATTCGCCGAGCCGATAATTCTTCTATCGTTTACGGGGAATTATGGAACATTCTTCACGAACTTGACGCTGACAGAGTTTATATTGTTCAGCCCCACCCGTTGGGCAATGAAAGTCTGTTATCAATCTATTATGAAGTAAAGCGTAAAGGTGTTGAGCCAATGAAACCACATGTACAAAATCTTCGTATCGCAGACGTGGCTAAATTCAGTTCTGATATGGTTAAAAACCTGTTTATGTATATCACGGATATAGACACACAGGTTCAAGACAAATACGCAAAATCAATCCTATCAAGTTACGGATGCGAGGCGGCTGTGGTAAAGCGTTTAAATGATAACAAGCATGATTGGGTCGGTTCTATTTTCTGTGAGTTTACACGCCCGATTCATGTATCAGAAGATGAAGCGAGAGAGATTATGCACCGATGTGCGATGAATATTCAATACCTATTACCCGAATATAAATAAAAACGAGTATGAAAATTCTAATTGACAACGGTCACGGGGTTGACACGGCGGGCAAGCGTTCCCCTGACGGCTCTTTGAGAGAGTACAAATACGCAAGAGAAATCGCCGAAAAAGTTGTATCAGAGTTGAAGAAACGAGGCTTTGACGCTGAACGTATCGTCAAAGAAGAAAACGACATCAGCCTATCCGAACGGTGTCGGCGTGTAAATTCCATTTGTGACAGAATAGGAACGAAGAACGTCATTCTCGTTTCTATTCATTGTAATGCAGCGGGAAACGGTTCTCAATGGATGAACGCACGTGGATGGGAAGCGTGGACTTCTGTCGGTCAGACAGCCGCCGATAAAATGGCAGACTGTCTGTATAAAGCGGCAGAGGAAACAGACTTCAAAATTAGAAAGGACACAACGGACGGAGACCCCGACAAAGAGGGGCATTTGTATATCTTGAAACACACAAAATGCCCCGCCGTTCTGACTGAGAACCTTTTTCAAGACAATAAAGAAGACGTGGCGTTTCTTCTGTCAGAAGCGGGAAAAGAAACGATTGTCTGTCTTCATGTCAAAGGTATTATCAACTACTTAAAGACAATCTGAAAAATGAAACATCTTCCCCTGCTCTTACTATTGACATTCATTATAGGCGGCTGCGCTTCAAGCCGCCGTCTTTCTGAAAACGTTCATCAACAAGACAGCGTGGACGTTAGGGTTGAAACCCGTATTGAATACGTACCCGATACTGTCTTTATTGAAATACCGGCACAAACGTCAGAACGTGAAACAGCCGATAGTACATCGCATCTTGAAAACGATTACGCAACGTCTGACGCACGGATAAACCCTGACGGAACTTTATACCATAACTTGAAGACTAAGCCGCAGAAAAAGCCAGTAGAGTTTGAAAAGCCCGTTGAACGCAAAGACAGCGTTATTTATAAGACAAAGACCGTAACAAAAACGAAAATCGAAAAAGTTCCCCGTGACCTTACTTGGTGGCAGAAAACACAGATTTACGGCTTTTGGGTCATCCTTTTCATTCTTGTGATTGTTTATAGGAAAAAGATTTTATCCCTTGTAAAATGGCTTATCTGATTATCTTATAAAGAAATAAAATCGGAAATTATATCGGAATTTTGGCAATTATCGCTATCTTTGAACCGACATATTTGAAAAGTATAGCGTTTGCTATTGTTTTGAGGTAAGAAAATCGCCAAAATTTCTAAGTAACTCAAAAGCAATGGTGAATGCCCACGTCATATACGTGGGCATTTCCTTTGTAGAGTTACTGGGCGTTTGGCGATGCCTCTTACCGACAAGGAATGCCCACGTTTTTTGTGTGTATCTGTGAACAACGGCAATCACTATAAAGAGAACCCGTTAAATAACAGATATATGGATTTCAAAGATTCAATTAAACAAATCTCGGAGCGCATTGATACCCTCAAAGCCAATCTTCCGACAGAAGAAGCGACAAAGACGGCTTTGATTATGCCTTTTATAAACGCATTGGGTTATGATGTCTTCAACCCTTTGGAGGTGTTGCCTGAAATGTGTTGTGACATCGGCACAAAGAAAGGCGAGAAAATCGACTATGCCATAATGAGAGACGGCGAGCCGATAATACTTATTGAATGTAAACATTGGGAGCAAGACCTAAACCTGCATGACAATCAACTGTTGCGTTACTTCAACGTCTCAAAGGCTAAATTCGGTGTCCTGACAAACGGTATAACATATAGGTTCTACACAGACCTTTCAGAACCTAATATTATGGATGAAAAGCCGTTTTTGGAAATCAATATGCTTGACCTGAAAGACACGCAAATAGAAGAGTTGAAAAAGTTCCACAAATCGTATTTTGATGTTGATATGATTTTGAGTTCAGCGAGTGAACTTAAATATATGGGGGAACTGAGAACCGTCATCGGGAAAGAGTTCACGAACCCATCCCCTGATTTTGTTCGGTTCTTCGGGAAACAAGTGTATGATGGGGTATTTACCCCTAAAGTGCTTGAACAGTTCTCAACGCTTGTAAAACGCACAATCAACAACTATGTTAGCGATATAATATCAGACCGATTGAAAGCCGCCATAAAAGACGAAGAACAACCAGCAGAACAGAACATCACAACAGTTCAACAGCCGACAGATGAAGAACAACCCGACAACGGCATTGTAACCACAGCGGAAGAACTGGAAGCGTTCTATATCGTGAAATCACTTCTGAGAAACGTTTTCCCGGTTGAACGAATCACTTATAAAGACACACGTTCCTATTTCGGGGTTTCCATAGACAATAATGTTCGGAAGACCGTCTGCCGCTTTTATTTTGACCCTCCTACAAGAAAACGGCTTGCAATCATTGATGAAAACAAAAGCGAGAAGATGTACAAGTTAAATTCAATCAATGACATTTATAACTATGCTGACACTTTGATTGAGGCGGCAAACAAATATTTATAACCATGAAGAAACTATTTTATCTATTCTGTTTGTTAAGTGTTATTTTATTTATCGGCTGTTCAAATGATGACGAACCCGAAGTAAAGAAGTTTTCTCCTGACGTTGAAAATGTACTGACATCAATTCAAGGGACATTCTCGGGAGAAGAATATTTCTTGGGACAATGGTTTCGCACAGACAAGCTGACATTCTTCCCCTTTGCTGCTCCCGTTGAAAAGACAACATTCAAGGACGGCACAGTTGAAGTACATGGAACGGTTCACAGAGTTCAGAACAAAGCTGTCGGCGGGGAAGTCATTGACGATTATTTCTTTTGTGTTGAACCGTTAAGAACAGCCATAGTTCTGTATGGTTACAACAGTGATAACAAAGAGTTGAACGAGAAGAAAGAAACACTTAGCTATAAAATTGAAAGCCATGATATAATCAAGTTCAAAGATTACGGGCTTACAGACGATAATTGGATAAACTATTCAAGACAATAAAAGGCAAAGCCGAATGGCGTTCTATGTGCCCCGATGATTCCGGCAATGATAATTTACACCGATAAAAGATTTAGGCGGCACATACAGAAAATTCGATGAAAATAACTTTCAGATAAGCAGGCAGGGTGTTCACGGTTACGGACACCCTGTTTTCGTGAAGTCATCTTCTTCCTTGCAGAGATAACGGGCGACTTTATGACACACGTCATTGGGAATAAACCAACCTTGATTAATGATTTTGCGGAGAGCAACAAAATCCATATCTTTGAGACCTGAGAACAACACAAAAAAAATGTGCTTTTACAAATTTGTTGCTACTTTGTTGCTCTCACTCACGCATAAAACATCAAAAACCCTACAAATCAATAGATTACATCAAATAAAGAACATTTTGCATCGGAAAAATAACACATCTCTAATCTATCACGCAAGCTATTTATAATCTATACAAACTACCAAAACTAAATAACAATGTGAAAGTATTTTTTACATGTCTTTCATATCATAGCATAAATATTAGTTGCTCGTAATACATACGGTAATAATAAAACAACATATCTATATGTTTAACTATTATTGTACAAGCAATATTCATAAAAACTGAAATATTAATATCTCCCACAAGTAACAAACTTTAAAAAATCACATATATCACAATATAGAAATATTTACGTCATAATTTTGTTTTACGGATTAATTATCATAAATTTGATATGCATGCATTAAAAAAAGAAAACGCCAGGTGTTTGTTAGTAAAAATTTAAAACTTATTATCATGAAAACGAAATCATTAATCGTATTAGTAACAAGCGTTGTGATTGCAGTGATCACGTGTAGCTTCACGATGAAAAGTGACACGCAATGGATAACTGTTTCCGGTTATGTTGACAACACCAATGGAGATGTTATAAGTCAGGTTGATGTAACCTGTACTTTAAACAGAGACAATACCCAATTAAGCAAAACTCAGACTGATGCAGAGGGCTATTACTCTATCCAAGTAAAACAATCAGAGTCCTGTACATTAAGCTTTAGCCATGCTAACTATGTTCCACAAGACAAAATAGTGTCTTCTAGCACTGACATAGATGATATGAATGTGACCTTACGTTCCCAAGAGGAATAAACCTCCCTTTAAACTTTTACCTTCCTCTAGAAATTCTAGAGGAAGTTTTACTTTTGTGAAATTCATACACAAATATATCCCAAATAAAGTACAGAAAAGTACCAAATAATACCCCTCGTTCAGAGCTCATTCGAAGGTCAAACGTTGCTTATCCATGCTCGTATGAATAAGCTCTGAATAATCTTCGAGTAATCAACGAAAAAGAGGTAGTTTCTCGAGAGTATCTCCATAGCTTCTCTTATGGTTTTATACAAATGCGCAAATAAGAATAGATATGTACTTTAAACAAATTTCCCCTATCTTATAGCAAACTTATCTTTCAGCCTACCTTTCTCTATCCTTACACTAAGACATCAAGGGAATACAGACACGACACTAACATAGCATATACATACGTCAGTGTTTATGCTATGTACTTGATGTGATCATGCTAGGTTCATGATCAAAGGAAAGGATAGTTTAACCTTAGCGAAAGTGTTGACCATTTCTAAAGAAAATTCAACAAAAAAACTAAAAGCAAATTAATACCATTATAGCTATAAAATAGCAGAATATTTGATTTTTGTAAAAATATATTATATATTTGCAGAAGTTGAGAAATTAAGTGCGGAAGAGTCCGCATAATATATTTGAAGTTATTGTATCGACCTAGTAAGTAAAATCGGCAAAATAATACTTTTCAGCGGG